ATCAAACAAAAACAGAGGCAGCTCGAGGATCTCCTAGAAAGAGCAAACCGGTACGCAAGACGTGTGAGACATTTGAACCGAAGCTCACAGGGGAACGTTGAGCGTTTCAAGGCACGTTTCAGAAAGTATAGAAATACCAGTCACAATAACAATAATTACGAGTAATTTATAAAGTACACTGAGAGAATTGCAAAGAGTATTCCGAGCATTTGCATAGGATGTTTGAAACGATCACCCATGAAAAAATAAGCAATCAGGGTTCCCAAAATCACAACCGACATTTGCCACATGACATTCACGTGTAACATGCTCTTGTTAGATTTGAATATCCGTATGAGAAAGTAAATCATCGCAATGTATGCGAAAATTCCTATGAGCAAATGTTTCGTCTTTTGATTTTCAGCAAACGACTTGATGTTGCAGTTTCCTAGAATTTCCGTGCAACAGAGACACGCGAGGTTGAACATTATAAGATTTGTAAATATTTATTTTCAACGTCTGCATGCGCTTGCAAGTGCTTTCATCTGATTGGAAATTTCAAGGTGCCATGGGAAGAGAACCAGCACCTGAAAGGCAAATGCACACACGGCTATTATAAATGCGCCCACACGGAGCTTATCGATCGGTTTTTTGGCTTCATCAGAGTTCATCATCATTTATAATATTGTGAGAAATTAATAATGTCAAGTCCCGAGTTGACTCTACAGACAGCAAAGGGGGTCTCATCTGTACATCTGGATCTCAATGACTTTATGAAAATTGTAACCAATCCTGCGATTGATACACTCGTGGGATACACTGGAGCCGTAAAGGGATACCCTGTAGTTCAAGCAAATCACAAAGAGGTTACTGGAAATCAAAGCGTCAAATTGAAGCGTATCAGAATCAAGTTTAAAAATGGGTCTCAAGCAGTTGTGTACGAAACAAAATCTGGAACCACCGTGATTATTTCAGGTAAGAGAAAGTATGAAGAGATTGCAAAGGTGGTTGGGTCCCTGATGAACCTTCGTGGGGTGGATTATGAAATTACCAACACAACAATGACGTGGCAATTTCATCGAAAAATAAATTTGGTTGGAATCGAAATGGCGTATAAAAGTGATGCAACGTATATTCCTGAAAAATTTCCAGCATTGAGTTTAAAATTGAGGGATCCACTGGTAAGTTTAAAGATATTTACAAATGGTGTCATCATCGCATCTGGGAAAGATATGAGTGATATAAAATCGAGGGTCCACGATGTGGTTTCTAAATTTTTTATAGGCGGAAGCATCGAACATCAACTTCCTGCAAGAAAGAATCTCAAAGGGAAGAGAGAACACATGAGAAATGAAAGATATCCGGTTGTGAATTGGGAAAACAACACTGAAGGGTACTATGTGAAACCAGGTCCAAATCGAAAACCAAGAAGATACAAACTCCCTGCAAATCCCAGACTCGTCATTTCCAAATTGAGAAAGGCGTATGCAAATGCAGGAGTTCCGATACCCGCTGCAACCAGACGCGCCCTTGGTCTTTCACCTGGTGTACAGAAAGCTCCAAAGAATGTGATTCCAGAAGGTGCAACCATGATGAACATAGCAAATATGATGATTGCCAAAATGGGGGCACCACCCAAACCCAATTCACCGGTTATTAAAGAAACCAAGTATTCACCACCAAAAAAGAGTGCCAAAAATCTTTTAAATTGGAATGCAATCAAACCAGGGTACTATATAAAACCAGGACCTGGTGGTCTCCCTAAGTTTTACAAGATTCCAAAGGGAATCAAGGCGGCAAAAAAGACGGTACTAAAATCATACAAAGAGGCTGGTGTCAGAATTCCGAATAAGGTTCGAATGATATTTGAGATTAACAAGTCACCGAGTGTGCCGAATAATCCAAAGGGACCAAAAGCGGTTCTCAAGAATCAATCAAAGGTTATACTCGGTGGGAAGGATTGTATGAGGTATACAGTCAAGGAACTGAGAGAGATTATGAGGACACGAGGAATTGCTTACTCGGGTCTCACCAAACCAAAGATGTGTGCACGATTGTATGGTCAAAACATGAGAGTGTCCCCACCCAAACCCCGTCCTCAACAATCCAACTTTAGCATTCTCAAAAATACAGAACAGATACGAAGAGGTGGTAGAGTGAAAAAGATCAGCTCATTTACCAGATCGAACTTGATTGGGTTTGCAAGCAAATTGGGTCTGGGTCACGGTTCAAAGGCTACCAAGAAAAATCTCACAAACCTTCTTCTCGGGAAGAGTCCTCTTCAACAGAAGAGTCTGAGTCCCATGAGCTCGAGTCTCGGGAGCTTTGCAAATGAACTCGAAAGACAGTTTCAAAAAGAGACTGAACAAAAGAAGAACAATATGATAAACTCCAGAGCCCGTTTGATGTTCAACAACACCAATGCACCACAGTTTGCCAATTATTATAGACTTCATGGAGGAACTCCATCAAAGTTGAATCGTCTTGCAAATAATTTCAGGGCACTCAAACTTAAAGAACAGTTTGGAAAATATAAGGGTGCAGAAATTATCTGAACCAATTATAAATGCCATGCTCCAACTGTAATTGCACATATGATTGTAATGATGGGTATGACTACACCGGTGTAATAATAAAATCAACACCTGATAAGTAAGAAAGATGACGTATAAAGCAAGCGATCTATATAATGATATAAAGGGTGGTACTCAAAGAGCAAATGCATGGGCTGGATTTCTTCAAGAGGAGATTGAAGAAGATAGAAAGATTAATCTACCCATAGAAAAAGCATATGATGTAATCGATGCTGCCCAATTGACTACAAGCAGATATGAAATGTATCCGATTTCAGAAGATTCACCCTGAAGGCTCCTCGGTGTCCTCCTCCTCTTCGTCATCTATAAAACTACTCTCGTAATCATCGTCAGTACCCTCCTCATCCTCTCCTTCATCACTCTCCGATTCTGAAGCTTCACCATTCGGATCTTCAGAATCGTATTCTTCATCCTTATAATCATCAACAGGATTCTCTGAAGGGGAGAAGCGTTCGGGTTTCTTCACGACACGACCAGATCGCGTGGTTAGCATTTGAGATATAGACTATATAATTCTTTAATTGTTTTAGGTAAAAGATACATTCTACCTTTATACTTTGAACAGTCACAATCCGTGCATCTTTGAAATATGTGAGACCCCTTGATTATAAAATAAACATGGTTTGATTTGTGTTCTCTCCTGATGTTGGCACAATACCTCGAGTTTGTGAATATACACACATCCACGTTATTTCTAGATGGTTTACACCCGGTTATCTTTAAATTTTCTTGACCCCTTATGTTGATGCGAATGAAATTCTCCAATGACGAATTGTCCGTGGAATTGAATGGTTCTATACTTTTTATAGTTTCTTTGCTTTTTATGGAAAACATCTTTAAAAATTCAATCGACGGATCCCGGTTTTCAAACTCGATAAACTCAAACTTTTCGGTGATTGTTCCGTAAGGAACATAACACGTACTTCCATCACCCACCTTATATGACCAAAGCATTCTGAGACCCGATCCGATTCCATCAATTATATTTGACCATTCGGGACCAAACTCATTGAGGACTCTTTGTCGTATCTGTGCAGCCCTGGGCTTTGTCACGTCACATTGAGGCCAAATCAAATGAAACCCATATTTGAGACCCTTTTCCGTAATCCTGGGATCGGCTCTCGCAATGTGACATTTTCCAGCATTCACAATCTTACAAATCTCCAAAAACAATTTTATAAAATCCAACTCGGGACCTACGTAATCAATGTCAAAAAACAATTTAAAAACACCTTCAATCTTTTCAACCAAAAAGAGTTTTTGAGTACTTTTCAAATAATAATCATAAAAACTGTCATAATCTTGTATGTTCAACGTACCACCGGTTAATATCATATGGGTCGTCCCCATTACTAATGAAGACGCTCATTTTTTTAAATTGAATATGGTGCGCTTTGAATATATGGCATCCTTGAATTTTACATTACGAATCACATAAATCTTAATCATGTTCCAGATGTCGCTTCGATTCTGAATGCTATTCATGGTGTCAAAGTTTATAAAGTCATTCTCATCATACTGCTTCTTGAATCGAATCTTGTTTGATGTCATCATTTCTTTGTTCATGTTGAATCGTGTTATAATCTTCTCTTGATCTCTCAGAGACATGGGAAAATCCAAGATGTAAACGTGGTATACGTTGGTCATTTCTGAATCCTCCTCATCTTGAATATCAAATTTGTAATACGAATATGCACCAGCCTTTATGTTTACAACTCCCCGAGTCTCCTCCTCGAGCTCTCGTAAAGCACATCTCAGAGGATTGTAAATTTCTCTTTTTCGACACCCACCGGTGACAAAAGTCCACTCTTTAAATCTCCTATCATGAACAATCAAGAAATGAGGTTCATCGTTTATAATGTGCATGGGTATGGCAATCGCTTTATGTCTACTCGACATCGCCCTACTATGGGGCAACAAATAAATTGGGGGAATTTATTTGTTGCGGTACAATAAATGATGAATAAGAATATCATTATAATCGTTGGCATTATCCTATTGTTTTTTGTATTTTTCATGAATAAGGGTTCGAAATTCTTACCCACTCAGAGAAAAACCGATCAGGAGGTTGAAGTGGCGAGTGTTGCGGATGTTGCAATGACTTCAGGTGCTTGTGGAATGAGACCACCTCCTATGTAAATTTAAGAAGAATACATGACAGCCCCCATGCCATTTTGGATTCTCAGAATGTTGTAATTGACGGCGTAGAAATAGGAACCGGCTCCGAGTTTGGTGAGAGCCTGCCAGTTGTTTCCGGATGGACAGATGAGGCGGAATGTATCCAGTCTGCTGAAGTTGAGGGCACCGGTTGGCTGCACCTTGGCTGTATCCAGACAGAATGGAATGATACACACCGGAACCACGCCATTGAGCCCAGTGCCTGCAGTCAGACTGTAATACCCATATGGGGTAAGGTAATACTGGTTGACATCCACCCAATGTGGTAACGATCTTGACTCCCCGATATCGTTACCATTGATTTGCATCTTGAACTGCATGTTTGCAGCTGTGGCAGACCCACTGCTCAGGGGAACCACGTTGGTTGCTGCAGTGGTGCTCAAATTAGGGTTGAAGAAGGATATATAGGTTGCAGAAGTTGCGGTTGCTGACCCGGTTGGTGCAGTTGTTATGGTGGTGCTTGGGAAGGATATACCCACGACGGTTGTACCGACAGTCACCACATTTGAAGCTGGTCCGTAAACCTCAACCGATGTTATGGTTGCATTTAAAAGACCGATGTTGTTTGATCCGGCGCCATATGGAACCAGGATGGAGTATCCAACCATTGTAGAATTCATAATGACATTGCTATTCATGGTGAGAGTTGCAGTGGTTGATGCAGACCCGGTTGTAAACTGAGAAGATTGGATGGACCCTACGTACCCATTGGGTGGAATCAGAGATACAGTGACAGCCACACCGGTGCCGGTTGCTGAACCACCATTGAAAGATACGTTAAAGGTTCCCGCGCCAGCGTTGTAATTGTATACTATACCCTGTCCAAGGAGAGATGTGATACCTGAAGCAGTACCGTACACCAGAGCTGTCCATCCTGGAAGTGAAACTCCACCTGCGGTTGCGGAAGTTGATATCGCAATTGCTGAATTGAGCTGAGCAAGAGTCACTGGTGTCACTGGAGTCACCGCAGTCAATGTTGCGACATATGGGCCAGATCCGGACCACGTGCATGTGGCGGTGAATGTTGGCTGTGAAAAGTTTACAATTGTATTGATTGGGATTGGAGATGGTACCACTTGTGATGCATAAGAAAACTGTAAACTATCATTTGCAGAATATGGAACTGTAATATATGCGTTGCTGATGTACCCTACAACATTTGAAACCATACCAACCTGCACTCCATTTATAGAGTTGGTGAATGGAAGACTCACACTGTTGCTGGTTGCATACGAGTTGTACACGGTGTTGTAATTGTTGGACTCGAATGCAATGTACTTGATTGGTTGAGCCAGAGCAAACTCAAAGTTTTGTACTGGAGCCACTGGAACTCGAGTCACCTGGGTGATGAGCAGATCGTGCTTGTTCTTTGCAAACCATTCACGCTCGTCATTATCCAGATAGATGAAACGGGCCCATGCAATGTACTGATCCCAAGAATTTGGATTTGCCCACGTGATGCGAATCTCCACATCGTGGTATTGCAGAGCTACAAGGGGCAGAGCATCCTGCCAGTTTCTGCAGAAGAAAAACTTGAGTGGGAGGAAAACACTGGAGTTGACGTTGGCAGCCACGTAACGCTGGCTATAGGATTTTGAATTCACAATTGGATCCACGTTGGACATGTAAGACATATCCTGGGTATCAATAATCTGTCCACCAATCATGAGCTCCATCTTGGAGATAATCTGGTTCCAGTTGACATTCACATTTGCGGTGTTATTTGGGTCATTGGCAGTCAGATAGACATCGGTCAGAAGATCACCCTTCTTCTCGAAACGGAGGAGAGAGACGCCATTCTGAGTGGGAGTTCCCTGGATGAGTTGACGTTCAACACTCTGAGCGTAATGAGTGTATCTCTTGTATGAAGATCTGAAGAAGGATATCTCTGGGGTTCCTGATAGATAAGCATCCTGAACACCTACTGCTACAAGCTGTGTGATTCCTCCCGACATCTTATTTAATAAGTGAAACTACTTTAATTTCATATAACCGAACTCGGGTTTAACAAGTTTGCTGAAACATTTCTGAATGTATTTCCAACCTGTGAAGGTAGAGCAAATGGGGGCTGATTCATTGAAGGTGATGAAATCGGAGCTGCAGTTCTCATTGGTGTCATGGACCCCATTGGTGACATGGACCCCATTGGTGACATGAGTCTCGAGTGTGACATGGGTCTCGAGGGTGACATGGGTCTCGAGGGTGGAGGTGCAGCCACTGCCGTGGGTGCGACGGTGGATGGTGGAGGTGCAGCCACTGTAGGTGGTGGAGGGGCGGTGGATGGTGGAGGTGCAGCCACTGTAGGTGGTGGAGGGGCTGCCACCGCCATGGGTGACATGAGTCTCGGTGGTGGAGGGGCTGCCACCGCCGCCATGGTTGAAGCAGTCGCCATTGGAGAACGTATCAGCTGAGGAGACTCATCTGGTAAAAAGTAAGAGTACTCCACCGAATTGGGATCGGCAAGATTGTACCCCTGTACTTTGGATTCGTCAAATGGAGGAGGGCTCGGGTTTGAAGTGGTGGGTGCTGGAACCGAGTGGCTCTGATGAATCGGGTTTGAAGTGGTGGGTGCTGGAACCGAGTGGCTCTGAGGAATCGGGTTTGAAGTGGTGGGTGCTGGAACCGAGTGGCTCTGATGAATCGGTGAATAATTCATAGCTGGTGATGATTTTATATAATCGACACCGGATATAGTAGTCATTTATACTATTAACCTAAATTAATTTTAAACGGATTATTCTTTAAAGCCTCTTGACCGATGTTCAACGTCTTGGTGTATGGGTTTGGAGTTGATTTCAGTTCATTCAAATCATTGAAAATTGGCTGCACATACTGTTGAACCATACCATTCAGAGGACCGGGTCCACCGGGGTGATCCCCTGGTAAATCTCGGCGAAGATTTGTAACCTCACCAACTGCACTGAGTGGATCTCCTCTTACATTCATCTTTTGACCATTTCCCGCACGATCCCCCTTTGAACGATTATCGGTAATTCTTGGTAAAGTCTTGATTCCGGTATCGACATATGGTTGAAACACGTTATACTGGGCTGGACCCTCAAACACCTGATTTCCAGTCTCTGAACGTTTCGTCGGGCGTTGGGTATATGTGAATGTGGGGCGACCCTCCGGACCTCGAATGACCCCACCCTGTCCCTCCCCACTCGGGCCACCTGTTCTGAATGTGGTGAGTTTATTAGGAAAATGAGTGAGATCTCCAATGACCGTACCACCATTCTTAACCACAGGATTGGATGGGCCACCTGTATTCCCCTTTAAACCAATAAGTCTCTCCTCATTTGGATTGTTGGGGAGAACTCGAAAGAATTGTTGAAACCCACCGGTTGCAGGGACATCAGCGCACACACCTAAACCACGACCCACGTTGATCGGTTCACCTCCTGGATTCAGATTGTTCATCTTGTTGGAGATGTTCTCACGGTCATAAAGATTGTACACCGGTTGACCAAACGGAAACTGGACATTAGGTGCAGTGTCTTGGAGATTTGGCACCTCATTTTTAGGCTGAAGACGGAAATCACCTATTCTGCGTCCAATGTCAGGTGTCTGATTCTTTTGATCCATGTAATCAAGATCATGATCCCTGGGGTTGGTGGATACCTTTGATGTTTGTTTCGCCCATCGAGTCTCCATGGGATCTTCCTGAGAGTTTAGTTTGTTACCAGCAAATACCAATCCTACAATCGCAGCAACGGACCATGGATCCATTATCTATTAATAGGAACAAAGATTTTACTTTTCATATCTCTGAGCAAAACGTATATTTCTATCAAGTGTGTATGAACTCACCGGATTGTACAACATGACAGGAAAGGTTGGTGAAACTTCATACAGCTTTGGAAAGTCAAAAGACTCAGCCTGCCACCCTTTGTGATAGCCTGTTGTGGTTACAGGTCTCATGTCGCTTTCAATCTCTACACGGCCAAGGAGGTCTTTATTTGCAATTTCTTGTTCGTTCATTTAATATAATCCATTATTTGTTCTTGCGGGGCCACGAGATTGTATCCAGTCTGGTCTCGTCGTTTGGTCACACACCTCGTTATCATCCCTGCATGTCGGTTTAAACATGGGTTCATATGCACCACGTGTAAACTCATTCAAGTTGTTGTTTGGCATCTTGAAGAAATTCATCTGTGACCAATGAGACCCCTCAAGGAATGGATGTATCTTTTTCCACTCCTCGTCTGAGTTTGATGGGACTCCTGTGTTGGGTCCCATTGGGTAATTGGCCATCAAAGTATTATCCATAAAATTGTCTGCTGTTGCAGTTGGTTCACCTGCGCTTCGATATGTTTCGGAATACTTTTTAACCATACCATTTGAGTACATCATATAAAGAACAAAAAGTATACCCATTCCGAGAATTATTATACGTTTATCCTGTTTGATGATGAAGAGAATTATTGATAAATAAATTACAAAACGCATTGTGGCGAGAACCCTTTCTTTTGGTTCCTGTTTCTTGGTTGGCCAAAATTTCTTCAAATTATCTGGTTTGAATAGCTCATCCATTTAATATAATACTAATTTTTTATATTGTTAAGAGTTTTCATGAGATCCATGATATTAAAGTCACCTTCAGAAGACTCCCCTGATTGCATCTGCTCTGCACATTTTGCCGCCATGCTCTCAATCATGCTCATAGTCTCTGGTGGAAAAGCCTTGATGGTTGTTCCAAAGAGAATGAGCGTATGCAGATATTGCCAAATGGCATCCTTGGTTCCATCGGAAGCCTGAGACCACATTGAAGCTATGTCAATGTCATTGAGAGCTGGAATATTTCCACTATCCTCCGTGATGAATTCGGGATCCTTGCGCATAATCTTGTTTCGATACGGCTTGATTGCCTTCATAAACTCATCCAGTACTTTACTTGGGGTGGCGGTTCTCACGACTTCGAAAGAAGCCTGAAACTTTATAACTGCTTTATTCTCTGGAAACGTCAGATTCAGTTCGGTGAGAAACTGATCCATCATGTCATTGAACGCTTTGATCGTGGTGGCCATTTTTGATTAAGGGGTGCACTTCTTTAAAAGGGCTCCTTTGAGATTGTTTCAAATTTAGCGTTTCCATAATAAACAATAAAGTATACGAGTACACCCACGAAAAGTGCTGGTTTGGTATAGGTGGAATTTTTCACCGGTTTCTTCTCCTTTTCATTCTTTTGAGGAAGTGTAAAGTAGATTGCGGCGGCTGTAACTGCAGCTGCAAAGAGAGCGGCATTTAGGGGATTTCTCATGAATTTATCCATTTATACAATAGGCTCAGGTTTTTCTTCCTGATCTGGGTGCTTCTCTGGAGCATCTGAAAAGAGTTCGACATCACCCCCTATAACCTTCTTTTCATTCTCAAAAGGAGACTCGGTTATAGGAGACTCGGTATTCACATCATTTTTTGTAGTCTCTTCTGGAGCCGGTTCACCGCTTGGGTTCATCATCTCGGTAATTGCAGTCTCGTCAGTTGCACCAGAATCGGTCATAAACTCACTTATTATATCACAGAATGGAATCGAATCTGCTATCGCCTCTGATATGCAAAACTTTACTCTCTCTTGAACCTCCTTCTCCTTTTTGGTTTCATCCGCCTCCTTCATGACGTATGGGTTCTCATAAAAGTTGTGCGCGCAAAGTATGAGACACTGGTGAATGAAAAGCTCATTGGTTGGTGGCTTGATGTTAATCTTACGACCATCTGATTTCATCTTGATGGCATTTGAAACCAGCTTTACATATGCAATGTAAACCGAATCCTTGTACTTTGTGAAGGATGTGCACTTCTTTTCAATCTCATTGATGAAATTTTGAATCTGGGCACTTGATAAATTCTGCACCTTCTTTAAAGCGTGTTGAAAATTCACCAATGAAGGGTTTGGGAGGGTTCCAGGTTTATCAGCTTCTATAAAATCCATTGGATTGTTGTACATTTTGAATATGTAGTCAACAAACACAGGAACCATCGCTTTGGTTAAAACACACGTCATCAGATTAATGTAATCCATCTTTTACTATTTGGAAATGTATTTTTTCCTGATTTGATTCGCAGTCTTTTTGAGATTTGCAAGTGAATCCAATTCCTCGACGTGAATGGTTTTGATTTTCTTTTTCACCACAATCTCCTTGGTTTTATGAACTTTCCAAGAAATGTTGATGAGTCCGGTGCCCATTATACTCGTTGAGTACCCTAGATTCTGGAGTTGTCTGTTCATGTACAATGTTACAAAAGAGAGTTTATATGTGGGGTATCCAAAAATCATCTCAGGAATCTGAACGAGTATTTCATCTTTACCGAGTGAATATGCAAATGAAATCTTTTTACAAAGTGAATTGAGTATGCGAATCAAAACCTCCTTTTTGAGTTCCCTCTTTTCGGAATTCATCCTCTCCAAATCCTCCGCTGAAACAATCTCCAGTTTCATTCTTAAGCAGTTACGAGATAATTGTTCCAGACTGCCTGCATATCAGGAGTTGGATCACTCGTGTTGAGGTTACCAAACTTGAATTTATTCACAAATCCCGTCAATGGATTCATATAATCTGCAGGAATACCCTTGTTTGCGGTTGTCAGTTTACCAGACTCGTCAACTGTGACGTCATATTGTACACCTGCGTAGTTTGCAGAATCCATAAACATCAGTCTTCCCTCGTAGCCGCTTCCAGTTTGGTTAAAGTAGACTGTATTTACAGGATACAATGTCGGTGCGGTTTCCTGTATCTGTGTAATTGTATTTTGGATTATGGTTGGGTCAACAGCCTGAAAATCGGAACGGTCCCATTGTTCCTGGATGGCAACCTGAGACTGCGGCTTTTGCGTGTATAAGAAAAAAAGTATCACAAAAAAAATTATTATAGCTGCGGCAAGAGCTTTCATTTTTAATATCACCCAATACAAAAATGGCTGCACTTCTTGTAGTGAGTGACCGTTGCGAATATTGTGGACAAACCATTGAATTTATTAAAAGCAATCCTATACTCATGCCTCTTGTAAATGTGCACAATGTCAATACACTTGGACTGCCTAAGGATCACCCAGACGTGAAACGAGTCCCGACTCTCATAACAGCACAGGGTACGGTTCACGTTGGTATGGAGGTTATACGGTGGTTAGAGATGAATGTACCTTGTACATTTGAAGGAAATTATTCATGTGGTGCACTTGCAAACTTTGATGAACCGTTTGACGGGGTGGGTGACGGGTTTCCTCTCGATGCATACGGGGTGGCTCTCGCACCTCCAATCAATTCAAGTATAAAGAGTAAAATTGAAAAGTCGACAAAAGAGGCGTATGACGAATTAAAGAAAACCAGTGTAGTCTAAATAATGAGACTGAAGAGTATCCAAGCAGCTGCATTCAAATCACTGTTTGAAGTTCTTAAAGAGATTATCAACGATGTTAATATTTATTTCGACAGTTCCGGTGTAAAATTAACCGCCTTTGATGTTGCTCGAGTGACACTCGTTCACGTATTCATGCCAGCTGAAAATTTTGAAGAGTATGAATGTAAACATCCGGTGGTTCTTGGTATGAATGTATCCAACACATATAAACTTATAAAATCCACAGGAAACAATGACGTCATTGTCATGGAAAATACTTCCGAGTATCTAAATATAACGATAAGCAATGACAATAAAAAATCACTGAGTACATTCAATCTGAAACTTTTAGACTTGAATGAAGAGATTATAGACGTTCCAGATATTGATATCAAATACTCAACCACCATACCCTCT